GTCCTCATTATACACACGTTCAATTCTTGTCTTACGTTTCATTGTCACTTCTGTTTGTTCCTAAATGACAACCTTTTTCAGGGAAGTACACGGATAGCAATATCTGCAATTCTTTCTTTATACCATTTGATAAGAACGTCTGTGAATTCTTTCCTTTCCTTCCTATCGAAATCTTTTGCACAGGCAATACCTATCTTAATTTCAGCATAACTTTTTTTGCCATCTACCTCGTAAAACGCTGTTATTATTGCTACACCTAATTTTTCCTTGTTCTGTTTCATAATCTCTAATCTTTACAGGTTGGTTTCCATGTGATGTTGATGATGGCATCAAGTTCACCCTTTCCGTTACACTTTGGGCAGGTAACCTTGATTCCTTTCCCGAAGTCATCGGTACCCCAGTACCATCCGTTCCCCTGGCAATACTCACATCGATGTCCCACGCTTACCAATGTCTCATGACTATCATGTCTCATTGGCTTCAGTTCAATCATTCTGTCAACTTTACTCATTTTCAGTTCCCTCCATATTATTTAAATATTCGTTTTTAAGAGCATCCAGTGACATGTCTGTCAGTTTACCAGCTATTTCATCATACATCATCTGCTGATCCATATACGAGAAATTTTCGGTCTTTTTCTGGATGTACTCCATGATTTTGTTTATAACTTCTTCCATGATTCATTCATTTTTAGTCGTCACCCCAATATCTGTTCGCTCCCTCGTCCCAGATGGTGTATTCACCCTTTTCCCCGATGAAGCGACCTTTCGAAAAGGCTTTGAAGCCCTCCACCCATATCTTCAAGGTGGCATCGTACATCACGCTTTGCGCTGCGCTGCCTCTTGGAGCCTTTCCTTGCGCATGGCTGATGAAGATGATGAGCTTGTCCTTGTGAGCCTCCTTGAAGCGGATGTACTCCCTATAGTTCATCTGCGTGTACTGGAACGAGTCTATCACCACGATGTTCACGCTCTTGCGCTTGTCAAGGCGGTCGCTCAGTTCCCTCATGTTCTCACCGTTCAACAGGTAGAAGGATTTGTTCACCTCGCTCATGCCATATCTCTTCAAGGTGTTCTGCATGGTGAGCGAGTCACCTTCCTCCAGACTGTTGTAAGCCACACGGTCAAACTCACACAGGTACTTGCAAAGCTGCATCACAAAGCTGCTCTTGCCGTTGCCGCTGTTGCCCCAGATGAACCATACGCCTGTACGCTCAGGCTCACCAAAGGCATCCTTCCATTTCCCCTTGAAGGCAAATGTGCGCTTTTTCTGCTTCAACACCTCTTTCACAGTCAATGCTCTCATTTTTTGATGCTTTTGATTTTCTTCACTCTTCTCACGCTCTTCTTCACTCTTCTCAGGTCGTACTCACAGCCGTCGGCCTCGGTTATCACTTCCTCGATGTCCTTGCGGTCGCTCAGTCCGTTTGCCGTACAAATGGCATACACGTCCTGGGGTGTCGTGTCGTCAAGCTCGAAGTACTTGCGTCCGATACGGCTGTAAAACTCCTTGTAGCCACGCTTCTTGCATCTGAGGCCACGGCTGATGCGTGTCTTGATGTAATCGGTGGAGAGGAACACCACGCCACACTTGTCCTCTATCTTGTTGTAGAGGCTGATGAAGTACTGGAAGACGCTCTCGATGAGCTTGTCGGCTTCGTCGAACACCAAGAGGGGAGCGTCCATCTGTATCAGTTCGTTCTGTATGGTGATCCATAATTCCCTAACTGTGTACCCATCGGTGCGGATGCCCATCTTGTGGGCTATCTCCCTCACAAAGTCGCCCTTGTGGAGGTCTTCTGAGCAAAGGATGTAGAACACCTCACGGTTTTCCTCACCGTAGATCTTTGCCGTGGTGGTCTTGCCACTTCCAGCTTCGCCCACCACCCAGGTCACGTTTTTGTCGTTCTGGGCATCACGCATGGCAAGGGTGATGTCATGGAAGGCATGTGTCTCCACGATCTGCCAGCCTTCGTCGTTGCCACCCACCGTGCCAACCTGGTCGCTTACCTTGCGCCACATGTCCTCGCTGATGTTCTCCCACTTGCCGTTGAGGATGTTGCTCACGGTTCCTGCGCTCGTGCCCTTCATGCTTGCCACTGCCTTGTTTTGGCTTGCAAACTTGGCCACATACGCTCTCAGTCTGCCTGTTATCTGTTCCTTTTCCTTGTTTGTCAACTCCATGATTCAGTTCCTTTCTTTATTTTAAATTGTTATTACATTTTTCCCATTGCCTTGGCATCGTCGAACTCCACCACCTGGCAAACATTGTCCCAGTCGATGTTGCTCACCTTCTTGGTCACCTTGCCGATGCTCAGTTCCTCTGGCTGACCTCTGTACTTCCTTGTGCGTCGGTCTATCTGTCTTTGCACCTCCTTGCTCACGCCTTTCAGCTTTGGTGTCTGCAAGCCGTGCTGCTCTGGTGCAACACCTTCGTCGTACTCGATTTGCCTTGCCTCCACCTGTCGCTCTATGCGGCTTTGCTCGGTGGCCTCACGCTGCTGCCTGATGAAAAGTGCCTCGCCCTCGGTCTGCTCCTGTATGGCACGGTGTATCACCAGGTATGGCTCAGCCACTCTCTCAAACCTCAGTTCTCCAGCCTTGTCCTTCCAGTAGAGGCGAATGCTCGTGAAGTCGTATGGATCATATTTCACCACAAACTTCTGATAGGTGTGCTTTCTTCTCCATTCCAGATCTGGCACTCCAGGGCTGCTCATTACCTCATAGGTTCGCTTCTTGCCCTTGATGGTTATCTCAATGCCACTGGAGGTGAAGGTGCTCATGCGGTCTGCCTGTACCCAGAACATTTCCACCATGTCGCTCACTGTCACCACTGGGGTCTCAGGGTTCACGCTCTTCTCATACATGTCGATTCTCCTTTCACCAGTGGCAGGGTGTGGCATTTCGTTCCATTCCTTCCTTGCCTCCAGATAGATGGCTTTCAGTTCGTCGTACGTTGGAAGGCTGTCCTTGTTTGCCTCGATGAACTCCAAGTTCGGGCGGCTCGTTTCCTTCTTGGTGGTGATGTTCTGTCCTGTAAAGTTCCATTCCTTGTGAAGTACCTGGCTCTGTAGCCTGTAGAAGAGGTTCTCGATCGTCTTGCTCGCTCCGTTGTATGGGGTGGTGGTACGATGGATGTGGCAAAGCTTCTTGAAGAACTCCTGGTTCTCCAGCTTCTTGTGGCCTCCCTGGTTGTCGTACACGATTTCGTAGGGCTTGTGTCCGCTCACCTGTATGGCCATCCTGTAGCTCATGTACTGGGCTTCATAGTCCTCGCTGTCACTGATGCAGTAGCCAAGGAGGCATTCTGAGTAAGCGTCGATGACCTCATACACGCTCGTGGTTCTCACCTTGCCATCCTCATCCTTGTAGTAGAGGTTGAGCTTCGTGCCGTCACCATACCAGAGGGCATCCCTCATCTGTGGAAGTTGGGTCTTGTGTCTGCGGTCAAACTTTTGGTGTGCCTTCTGCTCGCCATGTACGGCATCATACCACAATGGCTGCACGGCTGCACTGTCAAGCCATATCTTCAAGCTGCGGATGCTCTTCAGGGGCTTCCACCCACGGCTCTCACACTCTTGGTTGAACTGGGTGAAAATCTGAGAGTCTGTCAGCACTGGCACACGGCTTCTTTTCAGTGCCACGAGTCTTCTGCCAGCTTCCTCTGTTATCTTCACCGTGTTCTTATTGCCTATCTTGCCACTTATCAGTGAGGGATAGCCATCCTTCTTGAAGGTGCTCATCTTCACTTTCAATCGAGCGAGGTTCTTGGGGAGTGTATGTCCAAAGGCTTCCCTCATCTTCTCGCTTTGCTTGAACACGATGCTCCAGAGGTCGCTTCTTCTGCCACCACCCAGGGCATGTGTCGTGGCTTGCAGGTCATTCATCCTGGCAAGGAGCATTTTCAGCACGCTTGCGTTCTGGGTGTATTCGTCGATGAGCTTCTGTGAAAGTCTTGTTTGAACACCATTCAAATCGTATTCAAACGACTCGTAAAACTTACGAGCTTCCTCATCCACCTGCATGTAGTCCTTCAACTCTTGTCGCTCCAACACGTCCTTGGGGTCGCCATATTTCTCCACGAATCTCATTCTGTACTTCTTGGGAAGGGAGGCATACACATACAGGGCATAGTTTCCTTCTCCCTTGCCTTGTCGGGCACATTGGATGTTGCCACGATTGACATTCTTGATGAGAGTGTCACCCTTGATGACAGGCTCGTCACCACCAGTTAGCTCCTCGAAGGTCACACACAGTATCTTGTTGTAAAACTCCATTCCGTTATTTGTTTAATATTCTTGTATGTTTTTACTCTTCTATCCCATCACCAGGCACACCTCTCAAGGCGATGGCACTGGCAAGGAAGTTCACAACCACGGCAAACACACACAATACGTCACTTCTGTCAAAAGACAATGCGCAAAGCATCACAAAGCTCACCAAGAACCAAATCAATCTCAGTTTCATGGCAAGGGCAAGGCTGAGAAACCATTTCCATTCCTTACCATATATCAGTCTAAATGCTTCCTTCATAATTCTTTATTTTTGAGGATCCAACTTATCGCCTACAGGTATGCCACCAAAATCCTTGATGGCCATGTATCTCACCCTTCTTGCCAGGTGAGAGTCCTTCTTGTAGTTGAGCGATTTACTAACCATTTCGGGTGTAATACCCATCAGTGTGGCTATTCTTTTGCCAACACCATGACCTACGATGATTCTTTTATTCATGCCTTTTTATGTTAAATTCCTATTATTTTTTTCCTTTTCTCGCCAATATTTTGTATCTTTGGCGACGTGTTCAATTATTAAACACGCTGCAAAGATAATACGCAAATGCGAATTATCCAAATATTTTTCAAGAAAAATGCGCAAATGCGCACAAAATTATTAAATATGGACATAAATTCACGCTTTCAAGAGGTTATAGATACTCTTTTTGATGGAAAACAAAATGCTTTTGCAAAGGCAATTGGTGTAGCGCCAAGTGTCATTGCAAATGTTGTTGGAGCACGTAAAGGAAAACCCTCTTTTGATGTTCTATACAAAATATGCGCAAATGCGAATATTTCAGAAGAGTGGCTTTTGTCAGGAAAGGGTAATATGAAGAAAAATGCGCAAAATGCTTCAAAAAAAGGAAAAAAACGTGAAGCCATTCCTGCTATTGATGGATTACCAAGCGATATAAAACCGATTCCTTTGGTAACAGAGCGTGCTGCTGCTGGATTTGGAAATGAATGTTTCGCTATACAAAAGAGTGACGTGAAAGATTATTATATCATTCCAAAGTTTAGATTCTGTCAAGTTGATTTTATGATCGAGGTTTCTGGCTTGTCTATGTATCCACATTTTAAGTCTGGAGATGTTATAGCTTGTACTATTCTCCATGATGCAAAATATATACAGTGGAACCGTTGCCATGTTATAGCAACAAGGGAGCAAGGCATCCTTGTTAAGAGAATCATGCCAAGTGAGCAAGAGGGATGCTTTAAAATTGTTTCTGACAATAAGGATTTCCCCCCATTCGACCTGCCTACAGAAGAAATCACTGGTCTTGCATTGGTTGTTGGGTGTGTTAGCTTAGAATGATTGAGATGCGTATGCTTTTTATATATAAATATGTGGAAGTCCTTTATTTTTAGGACTTTCACTTGTTTTTTGCCCCTTAAATAAGGACTTTTTCACTGTTTTTTAGTCAATAAATATAAGAGAAAAAGCCATTTTTTCGCCTTTTTCATACCCATTTCCTTATTATATCTAATGTTTTTACATTGTATTTTGTCCTTCTAAATGTCCTTCTAAACCAAACTTTTCGTTTTTTCAAACGTTAGAATGTCCTTCTAAATGTCCTTCTTAGTGTCCCTCTAAGCCCTATTTTTACGGTAAATTGACCAATTCGTTGTTGGCTAAAACGGGAAAACGGCTTACAAACTATTCAAAGATAGTTTGCAAGCCGTTCAAATCCTTTTAAATGAGCGTTTTAGCCGTTTTATTCCTTGCCACCACTTCGTCTTAGATGGCTCTGTATGATCATGGCTTTGCCATTCATCAGACAGCCTCCATCCGTCAATCCTGCATGGAGCAAGCTGCTCTTGGTGTAGCCTATCTGTTCGGGCGTTAAAACGTCAAATATGGCCGAAATAGAGCCGAAATAGTAGTTCTTCCTACCTGATAGCAGGTGTACATGTATTACCTTCGTCATTGCCTTATAATTTTGTCGTAACATGAATAATTTATCGGGTGCAAAGATACCAAAAATTTATTATATGGAAGAATTTAATAATATAAAACTTCTAAATATTGCTTATTTGGAATTTTCCAATAATCAAGAAATACAGTTGTCAAACTTACTTTTAAAGCCTATAGATGCCTGACGAAGGAACAATCTCTGTTATCCATTCCATCCATCAAAGCCCAAAGAAGGCGATATGAGCCATCAGGAGCCTCTTACGCATAAATGGATGATAAACCACCCACCAACTCCCTCAAAAAGCCCTCATATCGCCTTCAATGTAACATTTTCCCTTTGAACGCTCTTCAAATGTTCGTTGAATGTCATATGAATGTTATATGAATGTAACATTTCGTTTTTGTTTTCGTTCACCCCTCAAATCTCTCAAACTCCCAGTGTTTAAAGGGCTTTCCACTGATTTAGGGTCTCATTCATTTTTACACATTTCGTTTTACCCCCTATACAACTTTTCCCGGAAGTATGGAAGAAGGCAGAGTTGAAGGCAAACATGAGGCCAACACAGAAACAGCACAACGTTTGCTGGCGATGGGACTTTCTGCCG